GAAAACGCCATAATTTAGATTTATAATCCTCTTCAACAATATAAGGTATCATTATTGATTTTATTTTAATCATTAAAAAAAATAAATAAAATCAATTTTTCTTTTTACGACGTCCACGACGATTTTTCGTAATTTTTATTTTTGGTTTATTCGTATCATCCTCATTAAAAAATAAACTCTTATATTCCTCTTTCTGATTTTCAAGTTTCTCTAAAAATAAATTTTGTTCTTTTATTTTTGATAAATATGACATCAATTTATCTAATACTTCATTTTCAACAAATGATAAATTTATAAATATACCATTCTTATTCTCTGAATATTCAACACCATACTCTTTAAATATTTTAAATATCTCAAGATGGTTTTTATCAGGTAATCTTTCCAATTCGTTCTTTAACTCTTCTAATATCATATATATTTAAATATTAAATTTTGTTTATATATTTACCAATAAATGTAAGTTGTGTATCATCTAATTTATATTTATATGTTAATACTTCAACAATAACTTTATCACCGATATCAAGAACAACACTATCATCTATAAATTCTTTTAAGATATAACCAATAGAATAATCTGTTTTTACTTCATATCCAACTTTTGTTTTATCTTTAATTATACATTCAATATGCTCACCTTCTGAAATATTTATACAATCACAGTTAAATTTAACCTGATATATTAATGTCTCATCTTCTAAATATGGAACAGATATATATGAAATACGAATCGTATCTTTTAATATAAATCCATCAATATAACATTTATCACCATACTCATTTTTAATGTAATCTTCTATATCAATGTTGTCATAGTCTTTTATAAGATTTTTTATTGTTACACAATATTGTTTTGTATATTTCATTAATATTATTCTAATTATTAATGAAAAAATCGTTTTTATATTCAATTTTTATTTAATAAAGAACCAGCACCAGGCATATTCTCTAACATCTTTGTCATTGTATTTATCATCGGTTTAACACTTTCTAATTGTTTTCCAAGACCTTCTTGTATATTTGTATATTTCTCAATTTGTTTTTGCATTTTATCCAAACCGTCTTTTCCAACTACACTTTCAATTTGTTTTAAATTATCACTCGCTGTTTTTACAGCATCTATATGTGTTGAAACCTCTTCAGTGTCGTCGTCGTCATCTTGTTCATCGTGTTTTTCGTCCTTTTTAGATTTTGTTTCCATCCCTTCTACAAGAGTTTTTTGTCCAAGATATAATACATTTGTAATCAGTATTGCTCCTAATAATACAAGTGTCATATTTTTTGTAACAAGACTTAATAAGAGACCACTCACCAAGAAAACAAGGAGCGCATTATGCTCCATCATTGAAGCGTACGCAACCGCGTTCATTAACGCAATGAAGAATACAATGTAAACAATCAATGGTTCTTTAGTCCAAGACATTTTTTCTAAAGTTTTACCTAAACTTTTTACTGGTTTTAATGAACGTGTTAAAGATTTATTTAAAGTTCTAAGAGATTTATCCATTTATAGTATATCTTAATAAAAAAAAATTGAAATTATGTTAATTATTATAAATAAATTATAAAAGATGTACACATACGGTATTATCGATTTGTATAATCCAATGATACATGGAATACATCCAAAATTAAACGGTCATTATTTCGTTCAATATACATATACACCAAAAGAAATTATGAATGAAACATATAATGACTTCATTTATAATATGAAAAACTTTTATAATAATTATTATTATAAACTTAAAGAATGGAATGAACCAAGAACATATTCTAAAATAATTAAGAAAGACCCTACATTGAAGTTTATAAAAATATATACAAATAATCACGTAAAATGTGCTGTTGATAAAACATATTATATTCGTCTATTACAAAGAAGAATTCGTTCTAAACTTAAAAGACATAAACTTAATTAATCTGACCATATCTTTCACTGATATCTGATAATATTGAATTTTTTCTTGAAATTTATCAATATCATATAACTTCAAGTTATTTTTTCGTTTTACACTTGATGGTTCTAAATAACAATCTTGAATTAAAGAAAAATATTGTAAAGCGAAAGCGTATATATCATATTCATCCATATGAAGTTTTTCAGATAATGATTTTAAATATACATAGTTTCCATACTCTGAAGAATATTTTGTTAATATTTTTGTAAAGTCCGATTCTATATATTTTTTTTCTTTTACTTCATTCCACCATAAATAATGATTATACATTATTTTAATTTGTGGAGATAGTTCATTAAATAACCATATTTGTTTTTGAAATGTTATACGATCGTGATAATCTGAAAAAGAATAATTACTTAATATCTTATAATATAGACGCTCATGTTCTGGAAACTTCAATGTATATGGAACATTCTCGTGATATAATAATGATACAATAGTTCTATCTGTATCTTGTAAAATATTATTATGATTATGAAATTTATATTTATTTACAAATAGGTCTGAACATATTTTTTTAATGTATTGTGATTTTTCACGATTTGTTGTAAACTCTTTATAATCTTGTTCGTCTTGATACGAATTTATAAAATTTATTTTTTTATTTATATGATGTAAATTTTCAACTTGGTCTAAACGTGTATTTATTGATTTTATATCATCTAATGTTGGATAATCTAAATGAATACACGTATTAAAATGTTTTTTAAGTTCATTTAAACGCTTATCTTTTAAATCACTTGTTATACAAATTAATGGAAAATTATTCTTATTTTTTAACCATTGATTAATTGTTACAATACCCGTTTTATCCATTTGTTGTAATGTTTCCATATGATCTATTACTAAAACTATCTTTTGTATTTTCTTATTGAAAAATGAAATTACACTACGGTTTGTTGTTATATTTGAAGTTAATTCTTCTAAAACATGCTTATTTCTTACATTTAATGAACTATAATATAACATATCATAACCCATTTTTTTTAAAACATATTTTATCCAATATGTCTTACCTGTGCCACACTCACCCTCCACCCATATACGAGGATGTTTTTTTAATAGTTCATTTTCTATACTTATATATGTATCATTCCTTTTTTCTATATTCCATAAAGTATCCATATATTATGTTATAGGTTTAAACATTTAATTACAAACAGGATTATTTGTTATTGTATCCCATGTTAACTGATGTTGTTTCGCCCATTTACATTTTTCTTTTATACCACCCGTTCCTTGATATTTAGGTGAACTAAAAGATGCAGTGGTCCCTGTAAATGTTCCCTGATTATAACCTTGTGGATGAACCTGACATCCGTTGCTCGTTGAAGTCCAATAGTCAGGACAATCAGCAATGTCTGGTGGGAATTTAACAGAATAACGAGCGCTATACATCATATAACCTATAGATGCTAAAGCAATAAGTAATGTAATAAACGCTACTATAATAACTAATAATTGAAAATTCATTATTTATAATTATAAGAGAATATAAATTATTCAATTTGAAATAACCTCTTTCTTAATTCTTCCATTTTTTTATCTGATATATGTTCTTTTTGAATTGTTTTAAATGGAACATCCATTAACATTTGTATAATAAAATAAATTGAATACATACCACACTCACTATTACCATATTGATGACGATGATGATTCCATAATATTTTCATATTATAATTATTTTTCTTTCCTTGTTTCTGAACCTCTTTTAAAAATTTCATAATTTGTTTTGGAGGTTTTATTCCATAACTATCAAAATATAAGATTTCCCCACGTTTTAAATGAATAAAACAAGCGACCCAATGTGAACCTCCTGATGTATGAGGGTCTAAATTAAATATAATACCAAGCTTGTGTACTCCTTGTTTTAAATAAGATGATAAATTAAAATTACATAGTTCGTCCCAAACACATTCATCTTGTATCATTACATCATAATCTATTGGTGATGGACCTAAAAACTGAAAACAGGGATATTTATATTCATATATATTCATAATACGTGTAATATCTAATGATGATAACCATTCATTTATATTTTTTTTCCAAGTTTTAGGTGCTTTTGGTGCAAATGTATATTTAATTAAGTCTTGTGGGAGTTCATACTTTAAGAATGTTTTTTGTATCCAACAAGACTCACGATAACAAACATTAGAAAAACGGTCTTTTAAAGACCTCCATATCTCCTTAACATCATTTGTCTCTATTTTATCATCAGGATGGCGTATATTCCATAATTTTTTCATTTTTTGTAAAGTATTTGGACGATAACACGTATAAGTATTATTAGGAGTTATTTCACCACCACATAATTCTTGTTCGAACTTCATATTATTTTAAACAAAGAATATTTTTCATACTTTATTATATATAAAATGAAATTCACACGCTATTTTATTGAAGAAGGTGTATTAGGTATTACATTAGGAACAATGTTAGGAACAAGTATCACAAACATTGTCCGAGATATTAAAAACTTATTAATTGAACCATTGATGAAAATTACTTTAACAAGTCTTGGTGTTCATCATATTTCAATAATAACATCATTATTTGAAGTGATTAGTATTTTCGCAATCATTTATGTCCTTTATACTTATGTTATTACACCTGTTTTTAAAGATGATTTTGATGACATAGAAAAAAATGATGAATGGAAAGATAAAATATTAAAAGAAGTTAAACAAATTGAACATAAACTTGTATCACCATCTATATGGTAGATTTAAAATATGGTAAATTAATTTCTTTACGTGTCATATCAATATCAGGAACTTTAGGGTCAGGAACTGTTTCGGGATGATAAATTAATGTGTCGGGTTTTAATGAAAATGCTGTGCGTTTTTGATTAAAATATCTTAAACACATTTCTAAATGTGTGTCGAATGTACCAAAGTTCATACAAATAAATTGAACACCGTAATGTTGAGATTTTTTAAATGATTGATTTTTACCATTCATTGAATCATCAGGAACACTAATTGCCATATAAGTTTGGTTATGTTTCATAAATTGACGAGGATTATGTAAATTATCTATATCATATTTACGATATACTTGATATTCTTGTGTTCCTGTAATAATATCAGTCATATCTGCTAATGATGTGCTTTTCCATATTGGGTTTGTATCATTCACCATAACAATCACTTTACCCAATAAATCTTTTACGTGAGACATATATAGTTTTTTTTCATTTGGTTCTAATAAATGAAATGATAAATTGGACTTTAATTTACTTGCGGTCATCTCACTACAGTCACGAAGTTGACTCTGAATACGTAAATGAATAAATAAAGGGTCATTTGAATTTGGAACTTTACCAGCATTAAACGCATAATCACGTATATGTTTAAATACATTATCTATATCAATGGAATTAAATGTGGTTTTAAAATTGGGATTTGATTTTGTAGACATCGCAACTTGTGGTTTATTATCAATCTGATATACTTCAAAATCAAGAACACGCACTCCACGTTGAAGAACTAAATCTAGAGCGTCTAAACTTACAAATCCATTATGATACTCACCCTGACCACAAGAATTATAACTACTTAAAACATAATAGTCACGTAATGGATGTTGATGTTGTGCGTCTTTTTCATATATTGTTTTTATATTCACAGGAATATCTTTTAAATTTCTCTCCATTGTAGAGTACATCGTATTCTTATGTGTTGAACTTCCATTATGTACCATACGATATAATAAAAATATAAATAATGCTAATAAGATAATTGGACTATATGTCCTTATTGGTGAACTAGGTAACATCTTTTTCACGTTATCTAATGATAATTTTTTTTCCATTATTTATTATGTTATTATATAAAAATATATATTAGTTATTATATAATAATTATGGCGGGAGGATTACTAAATTTAGTATCAAAAGGTGAATCATCACAAATGATTTATGGAAATCCAGAGAAAACATTGTTTAAAAAAAAATACAAGAGTATTACAAATTTTGGATTACAAAAGTTTAAGATTGACTATATTGGTAATAAAGAATTATTATATGATGGAGAAACAACTTATAGATTTGTTATACCAAGNCANGGTGATTTACTTTATGATTGTTATTTATCTATTGATTTACCTGACATTTATAGTCCACTTTTTTACAAAGATGAGCAAGATTATGTACCTTATGAATTTCAATGGATTAAACATATTGGTTCAATGATTATTAAAGAAATTCATGTTACAAGCGGAGGAGCAACTCTCTCCAGAATTCCTGGTGAATACTTGATGTGTATGGCATATCGTGATTACTCAAAACAAAAACTCGATAAATGGAATGATATGACAGGAAATGTGAAAGAATTATATGACCCTGCTTACGCGTTTCGTCGTGATGGTTTATACCCAAACGCAATATATCAAGACGGTAATGCGGTTGAACCAAGTATTCGTGGAAGAACATTATATATTCCTATATCCGCTTGGTTTTCATCACATCATAGTAAAGCATTTCCATTAGTCTCAACATCTTTTTCTGAATTTTCAATTACAATTACATTACGAAAAATAACTGACCTTTACAGAATACGTAATATTGAAGACCCAAGTGGTGTTATTATTAATAATAATAAAATTATAAAACCTGACTATATCTCACCAGACCCCACGAATGATAATCATCAAATGTATAGATTTTTACAACAACCACCAAATAATGAAAATAATAATTATGCAAATACAAATAATGTATGGAATTCAAATATATATTTATTATGTACTTATGTGTTTTTAGATTCAGAAGAACGAATACATTACGCTTCAAAAACACATACTTATTTATTCAAAGATATATATAATTATTCTTTCTATAATATTGTTGGGTCAAATAAATTAGAAGTTCAAAGTCATAACTTGGTTACAAACTATATGTGGCGTTTTCGTCGTAGTGATGCTATGGAGAGAAATGAATGGACGAATTATACGAATTGGGTGAATGAATATGAACCATACGAACTGTCTTTAGTTCCTTCATTATATGACCCGAGTGGTATTTATTATCAATCCGGAATTAGAACAACTGAAAAGACAAAGGATATATTAATTGATTTTTCAATATTATTTGACGGAAAATATAGAGAAAATACATTTCCAAGTCATGTATATGAAAAAGTTGAGAGATTTAGTAGAACAAATGGTAAAGGGAAAGACGGATTATATAATTATTCATTTGAACTTAAACAAGGTCACGAAGAACATCAACCGAGCGGTGGTGTAAATATGAGTAAATTTGATAAAGTTATATTTGAAATACAGACAATCGAACCACCTTTAAAAAATGACCCGAATATTGTTGATGAATTATGTGATGATGAAGGTAATGTAATTGCTGTTCGTAAAAATCGTTGGGATATTTATAATTATACGTATGATGTAGAAGTATTTGAAGAACGATATAATCGTGTTATTATTAAAAATGGATTAGTTGGATTAGAATATGCACGTTAAAAACTTAAATACTCTTTTTTATATTTTATTAATGTGTCATATCTTTTCGTCTACTCATCTTTATAATCAATCTGAATTAGATAATGTTAAACGTATTTTATCTAAACACAATGAGCGTGGTCCTGAAGATTATCAATTTAAATCTATTGGGAACACATATATGGCATTTCATCGTCTTGCAATTAATGGATTAAATAAACGTTCTACACAACCTTTCATTTATAAACATTATACAATGATATGTAATGGTGAAGTATACAATCATAAAGATTTGTGGAATTATGTAGATATAGAAAGAAATACAGAGAGTGATTGTGAAGTTATTCTACCATTAGTTATAAAATATGGTGTAAAACAAGCGTCAGCAATGATTGATGGTGTATTTTCTTTTTGTATTTATGATGATGTAAATAAACAATTTTTAATCTCAAGAGACCCGTTAGGTGTTCGTCCTCTATATATGTTTAAAGATAATCAACATTTGTTTGGTGTATCTTCAACAATGAACCCTATTATAGATTTAAATGATAATGGATATTTAAAAGGTGTTAAGATAAATGTATGGAAAAATGGTGTATGTGGTATTTATAATATAGATAGTGATGAATTACAACAAGAGACATATTGGACACCATATTCATTACAATCTCTTCCTTTTATGAATAATATTGAAACAATATGTAACGGAATTCGTAAATGTTTAATAGAAGCTGTTAAAAAACGTGTTGATACAACAGATAGACCTATAGCGTGTTTATTATCAGGTGGTTTAGACAGTAGTTTAATTTGTTCAATCGTTCAGAAACTATCTCCATATAAGATAGAAACGTATAGTATTGGTTTTGAAGGGTCACCAGATTTATTATATGCTCGTAAAGTTGCTAAATATCTTGGGACAAAACATAATGAAGTTATTTGTAAAGAAGAAGACTTTTTAAACGCAATCCCTAAAGTTATAGAGAGAATTGGAAGTTATGATACTACAACAGTAAGAGCGAGTGTAGGAAATTATTTAGTTTGTAAATATATTTCTGAACATTCAAGTGCAAAAGTTATTTTTAATGGTGATGGTTCAGACGAAGTTTGTGGAGGATATTTATACTTTCATCATTCACCAACAACAACTGATTTTGATATTGAATGTAAACGTTTATTAGATGATATTCATAGATTTGATGGATTACGTAGTGATCGTTGTATTTCATCACACGGATTAGAAGCAAGGACACCCTTTTTGGATAAGACATTTATTCAATATTATCTATCAATTCCTTCTATTATACGTAAGCATTCAACAATAGAAAAATATTTATTGAGAAAATCATTTGAACGTAATTATTTACCAGATGAAATTTTATGGAGGACAAAAGAAGCGTTTAGTGATGGTGTAAGTCAACATACACGTTCGTGGTATGAAATTATTCAAGAATATTTAAAAGATAAAAATATAAATATTGATTGTGATTACAATCATCCTGAAACAAAAGAACAGAAATATTATAGAATATTATTTAATTCATTCTTTGATGAAAAAAATAGTGATGTGATACCATACTTCTGGATGCCTAAATTTGTAAATGCTACCGACTCGAGTGCAAGGACATTATCTACTTATAAGATTGTTCAATCATCTTCATCATAGTTGATGTATATCTATTTGTATGAACCAGTCTTTCCATTATTTCGTCTATATATGTTCTAAATAATGGTTTAAAATTGATAAGTGTTTGATGAACACGATTATGTCTTGGATTTGAAAGTCTCATAAATTTAACATATTGAATATCGTTGTTTGTTTCTTGATGTTCACTAAACCATCCTTGAGGCGTATAGTAATATACTTTTGAATACATTTTCATAAAATTCATAGACAACATTAGATTAAAGAATATGTTTTTAAATAATGGTGTTTCGAAATAATGTAATGTAATAAACATATAATAAAGCATTTCAATATCATCTTTATGAATGTAAGATTGATTTATAAGAAATAGATACACGTCTAAACTAATGTAGGGATTTTGTTGATTTAAATAAGTCATCGGTTTCATATTTGGATGACAATAATATTGTTCAATTTGTTCATCATCATCACGAATTACAGGACAGTTTAATATATCT